TGGACGGCGATGCCGCCTTCCGATTCGGCAGATAAAGGGACAGCCTTTTGCTACCAGCTACACCAGACCGCTTCGGCGGTCTTATGGTGGTGAAAGGGTATCCCTTTCAGAAAGGATTTGATTGCATGAAAAAGTTTTACCTTGCCTACGGCAGCAATCTGAACGTGAAACAGATGCAGTTCCGTTGCTCGGACGCCAGAATTGTAGGAACTGCGGAGATCCCAAATTACCAGCTGCTGTTCAAAGGCAGCAAGACCGGCTCCTATCTGACCATCGAACCCAAACGGGGCTGTACCGTTCCGGCGGCAGTCTGGTCGGTGTCGGAACGAGATGAACTTGCCCTCGACCGCTATGAGGGGTATCCCCATTTCTACTACAAAACGGAACTGGAACTTCCTCTTGCAGAAACCGGAAAAAAGCTGACTGCCTTTGTGTATATCATGCACGAGGAACGGAAACTGGGCATTCCCACTTCTGCCTATATTCGCACCTGTGTGGACGGATACCGCCAGTTCGGTTTTGACCTGAAACACCTGCGGAAAGCCATGGACATCAGCGAACAGGAGGTGTACCACCATGAAAACGGATAAGCCAGTTTCGGCAATCTGCCCACTCTGCGGAAAGCTGTATTCCGGTGTGCCTGCACTTTCCAGAACGGACAACCAAACGCCCATTTGCCCGGACTGCGGCATTCGGCAGGCACTGGAAAGCATCGGCGTTTCCAAGGAGGAACGGGAGAAAATCCTGTCTGTAATGCACCGAAAGTTCCCCATGTAACCGCCCTGTTTGCCCTGTGTGGGCTTTCAGAACACTTGCCGGAAACTTGCCCAAAGTCAAAATCAGCCCCACACAGGCGAACTGTGCGGGGCTTGGTTGGTAGCTGCGATTTTCCGAGATGTCTTTTCCATTGTACTGTATTTTACCATAGAAAAGCAAGTTTATCCAGTATCAGATCCACCAAATATACAGCGGAAATACCGCCTTATGTTCTGTACATTTAGCCGCTTGCTATACGCCCAAAGGTATGGTAATATACAGTTACCGAAAGGGAAAACAACCAAAAAAACGGAGGAAAAACACAATGGTCGCATACGGAATCGCAAAGGCAAGAGCAATGGCAAACAGAACGGACTGGAACGAAAGAACCGAAATCACAAAGGCGGTCATCACTTGGTTTGATGAGAATTACGAATACGACCTTGAAATTGAAAACGAGGACAGAATGGACGATGAAGAGTTCACAGACTGGGTTGAGAAAAATGCAGAAAGCCTTGCAAAGGCAGATGCAGAAGAAAATGAAACGATTTTTGAGGGCATTGACAGAATTGACTTCAAGGAAGACTACATCGACGACGATGCCCTTTTTGATGAGGAATACGAAAATGCCTGCGAATTTGAATGGGAAAGTATGACGGGAAGATAAACCTTCCTCACTCTTTCCAAACAGCCCCTGATTCAAGGGGGCTGTGGCTCGTACCGAAGAAATATAGTACACAAAATACAGCTGTTATGTTTGTGCAGTATATTTCTCCGATATGACTTGCTATACTTGAAATTGTATGGTAATATACATCATGCCAAGAGGCAAAAACAACGAAAACAGGAGGAAAAAACAATGTGGACAGAAGGAACGATTCGGGTTGGAGCAAGCGTATTTCACTACTGGGTGAAACACTATGAGGAGCCTTCCATTTACGGCTACGAGGAAGGCAGAGCCTCGAAAATCTCCCTGCGGCGGAATGGCAAAACGGTGTTCAATTTTGACCGGGGCATGGATATTCCGCCGGAGGATGAAGAAACCGAAACTGCACTGGCGATCCTGCTGAAACAGTACAACTGATTTTTCCAAAACCGAATCCCACAAGCCGGAGCCGAAAGGCTCTGGCGGTCGTACACCTGATTTTTGTTCGTGTATGGTACACAAGAAAACGTAGAAATTTCGACGTTTTTTCTGTCCATTTAGCCGCTTGCTATGCTTGCTTTTGTATGGTAATATGGTTACAATGGGAATGGAATCTCGATTACAAAACTGCCCCTTGAGGGCGTTAAAATAAATGATACAGACTTGCTTTTTGGCAGGTCTTTTTTGTTAGGAGGTGATGGCTTGGCAAAATTCAAACCGACTCGTTTTATGGCGGAGGATTCCAAGTATAACAAAAAGGCGGCTGATTATGCTGTTTCCTTTATCGAATGCCTTAGCCATACCAAAGGCACATGGGCGGGAAAGAAATTTGAACTGCTGGACTGGCAGGAACAGATAATCCGTGACCTGTTCGGAATCCTGAAATCGAATGGCTATCGTCAGTTTAATACAGCATATATTGAAATTCCGAAGAAAAATGGCAAATCAGAGCTTGCTGCTGCCGTTGCCCTGCTGCTCACCTGTGGTGATGGCGAAGAACGTGCCGAAGTCTACGGCTGTGCTGCCGACCGACAACAGGCTGCCATTGTATTTGATGTAGCAGCGGATATGGTACGAATGTGCCCTGCCCTTTCCAAGCGGGTGAAGATCCTGACCTCACAGAAGCGTATCGTGTACCTCCCAACCAACAGTTTCTATCAGGTACTTTCCGCTGAAGCTTATTCCAAACATGGCTTCAACATTCACGGGGTTGTGTTTGATGAACTGCATACGCAGCCGAACCGAAAGCTGTTTGATGTTATGACCAAAGGCTCCGGCGATGCCAGAATGCAGCCTTTGTATTTCCTGATTACCACCGCCGGAACGGACACCAATAGTATCTGCTATGAAGTTCACCAAAAGGCAAAGGACATTCTGGAAGGCAGGAAGCATGATCCGACTTTCTACCCTGTAATTTATGGTGCGGATGAATCGGAAGATTGGACTGACCCGAAGGTTTGGAAAAAAGCAAATCCAAGTCTGGACAAAACCATCGGAATGGATAAGGTGGTGGCTGCGTGTAATTCTGCAAAGGAAACTCCCGGCGAGGAAAATGCGTTTCGGCAACTGCGTTTGAATCAGTGGGTAAAACAGGCGGTACGTTGGATGCCGATGGAGAAATGGAATAAATGCAAGGTATCATTTGATGAAGAGATGCTTGCAGGTCGTATTTGTTATGGTGGTCTTGACCTTTCCAGTACAACAGATATAACAGCATTTGTTTTGGTGTTTCCGCCTACAGAAGACGATGAACATTATTACATTTTGCCTTACTTCTGGCTGCCGGAGGAAACACTGCCACTCAGAGTAAGGCGTGACCACGTTCCATATGATGTATGGGAACGGCAAGGCTACCTGAAAACGACTGAGGGAAATGTGGTTCACTATGGTTTTATCGAAAACTTCATCGATGAACTGGGGCAGAAATTCCATATCAAAGAAATTGCTTTTGACCGTTGGGGTGCAGTGCAGATGTCACAGAATCTGGAGGGATTGGGATTTACGATGGTACAATTTGGACAAGGATATAAAGACATGAGTCCACCGACCAAGGAATTGATGAAACTTACCCTTGAACAGACACTTGCTCATAACGGTCACCCGGTTCTCCGCTGGATGATGGATAATATTTTTATTCGCAGAGACCCTGCCGGAAATATCAAGCCTGACAAAGAAAAATCCACAGAGAAGATTGACGGTGCTGTTGCCATGATTATGGCTCTCGACCGTGCAATTCGCTGTGGATGTGTTTCTGATGCGTCGGTTTATGATACGAGGGAGATGTTGGTGTTGTAAAATTGATTAGTTTTAATATATTTTTATTTTTTGAAGAACTTGTCTAAGTCTTGTATTTCGTATTTTGTGGACAAATGAATCGGATACTTTGTTCCAATGTCTATTTTTTCATACGGAAGGATAATTCGATATTCCTGTTCGCATGAAAAATAGACATCTTTGCATTGCAAAGCCCTATAAACATAGGAAGCATTAAATTTGTATATTGTATTTCCATGTTCTTTTATTGGTAAAGTATCTTGACAAAGATATCTATAGTACTCCATATCCATTCCAGTTTGCCCATTGTTAGTTGTGAATCCATTTTCAATATTAAAATATCGAATGCTATCTGCTATTATTTCACAACCAATGCTATTTTCGACATCATGAATAAATGTTGTAGGATTAGAAATCACAATCACAGAATCCGCATTAGGAAAATGTTCACGTATTTTAGTTTTTTTCTCTTCGGAAAGATTAATCTTGAGTTTACCATTGTTCTGATAAATACAGTCTTCTTCATATACAGCGAACATACAAAAAACGGGAATTTTTTTAGCAGGTTCAAATCGTACTTTTCCTTTTGATTGACCTAACTGTACTGTTATATTTGTCGTTTTAGATTGTAATGTCATATTTTGAGCATACATTATCGCACTCGCTTCTAATGTATCACCTTGTCCTTTAATGCTTTGTTCGTCTTCGATTTTCCATAACTGCTCTGCATTAGAACAGTATAAAAATCCGTTTACAAAATCTTCAAGATGAATACGTTGTCCGAATTTGAGTAAAAACTTGATATTCATTTTTATTTCTCCAAATTTTCAAATAAATTTATAAAACGGACATCGTCCGCTTTTACATATTATATCATGTGACTATTAAGAAAGTCAAGAAAGGACGTGATTTCATGGGAATTTTCAGCGGGCTCTTCAAGTCCAGAGATAAGCCTCGAAACAGCTACGACAGTCCCAGCTACAGTTACTTCTTCGGACGTTCCAACAGTGGTAAGCGAGTCAATGACCGTACCGCCATGCAGCACACAGTGGTGTATGCCTGTGTGCGAGTTCTGTCAGAAGCCATTGCCCAGCTGCCATTACACGTTTACCAATATACCGAAAATGGAAAAGAGCGAGTGCCACGGCATCCGCTCTATTTTTTGCTGCATGATCAGCCAAATCCAGAAATGACATCCTTCGTGTTCCGAGAAACCCTAATGTCCCATCTGCTGATTTACGGCAATGCTTATGCACAAATTATCCGAAACGGTCGTGGAGATGTATTGGGGCTGTATCCGCTGATGCCGGATAAGGTCAGAGTAGACCGTGACCAGCGAAATCGTCTGGTCTACATCTACAGTCGCTACGATGAAGCCAATCCAAACTTGAAACAGCAGGGCGATATTGTCCTGCAGGCAGAAGATGTGCTGCATATTCCCGGACTTGGGTATGACGGCTTGGTGGGATATTCTCCCATTGCTCTTGCAAAGAATGCAATCGGCATTTCTCTTGCCTGTGAAGACTATGGTTCTACCTTTTTCGCCAACGGTGCCAGTCCATCCGGTGTGTTGGAACATCCGGGAGTCATCAAAAATCCAGAGCGTGTGCGGGATGCTTGGCAGCGTGCCTATGGTGGCTCCAACTCGCATCATACCGCAATTTTGGAAGAGGGCATGAAATATACGCCTATTTCCATCCCCAACAATGAAGCACAGTTTCTGGAAACCAGAAAGTTTCAGGTAGAGGAAATTGCCCGGCTGTATCGAGTGCCGCTTCATATGATCGGCGATCTTGACCATGCCACATTTAGTAACGTGGAACATCTATCATTGGATTTCGTGAAATACAGTCTCGACCCGTGGATCGTTCGCTGGGAGCAAGGTATGATGAAAGATCTGCTTTCTGATTCAGAGAAAGGCAAGTATTTCATCAAATTCAATGTAGAGGGGCTTTTGCGTGGTGACTATGCTTCCAGAATGCAGGGCTATGCTACCGCAAGACAGAACGGCTGGATGTCCACCAATGACATTCGGGAACTGGAGGATATGAATCTGGTGCCGGAAGAACTGGGCGGCAATCTGTACCTCGTAAACGGCAGCTTCACCAAACTTGCTGATGCAGGTGCATTTGCAAAGAAAAATGAAAAGGAGGAAACGACCCATGAAGAATAATCGTTTCTGGAACTGGGTACGCAACGAAGAAACCGGTGCATCGGAGATGTATTTGTACGGTGCGATTGCGGAGAGTACATGGTTTGAAAATGACATCACCCCTGCCATGTTCCGCTCGGAACTGCAAAAACACAGCGGTGATGTGACCGTCTTTATCAACTCGCCGGGCGGCGATGTGTTTGCTGCCAGTCAGATCTATACCATGCTCCGAAACCATCCGGGCAAGGTTACGGTCAAGATTGACGGCATTGCCGCTTCTGCGGCTTCTGTGGTGGCGATGGCTGGAGAAGAAACCTTGATTTCACCGACCGGAATGCTGATGTGCCACAATCCGATGACCTGTGCCATGGGCAACAAGGCAGATATGGAGAAAGCAATCGCACTTCTGGATGAAGTCAAGGAATCCATTATCAATGCTTATGCAGAAAAATCGCATCTCAGCCGCAATAAGATCGCAAGGCTGATGGATGAAGAAACGTGGATGAATGCAGAAAAAGCATTGCAGCTGGGATTTGTAGACGGCATTCTCTTTTCTAAAAAGAATCCGTTTGTTCCAGAAGAAGAACCAGAAAAAACAGATCCAGATGAAAAAAAGAAGGAAAGCACAGCGTCCATGCTGTACACACCATCTAAAACGCTGGATTCTTTTCTGCAGAAGATTTCTGCAACTGCATCCAAAGGCACGCCGATCAACCAATTGGACAAGCGGCTGGAGCTTTTGAAATATTAAAAATACAGGAGGACTGATACTATGACAATTCAGGAACTGAGAGAAAAAAGAAGCAAGGCATGGGATACTGCCCGTGACTTTTTGGATTCCAAGCGAAATGAAAGCGGTCTGCTTTCGGAAGAGGACAGCAAGACATACGATGCCATGGAGCAGCAGATCGTGGCATACGGCAAGGAAATCCAGCGGCTGGAACGACAGGCTCAGATTGAAGCGGAGATAAACAAGCCCACTTCTACGCCAATTCAGAACAAGCCGAACGCATCCATTCACGGCGATACCAAGACAGGCATTGCATCGGGTGCATATCGTACTGCTTTCTGGAACAGCATTCGCAACCGCAATTTTTACGATGTCCGAAACGACTTGCAGGTTGGTACAGATACTGAGGGTGGCTATCTTGTGCCGGATGAATTTGAACGAAAACTGGTGGAAGCCCTGACCGAAGAAAACATTTTCCGGCAGCTGGCAACCGTCATCAAAACTTCCTCTGGTGATCGAAAGATTCCCATCGTTACTTCTAAGGGCGAAGCTGCTTGGATGGATGAGGAAGATGCATATAAGCTGTCGGATGATACCTTTGGACAGGCTTCCCTCGGTGCATACAAGGTTGGCACGGCAATTAAGATCTCTGAGGAACTGCTGAATGATGCTGCTTTTGACCTGCCGTCCTACATTGCAAAGGAATTTGCAAGAAGAATCGGTGCAAAGGAAGAAGAGGCATTCTTCATTGGTGACGGCAAGGGCAAGCCGACCGGTATCTTTGCTGCAACGGGCGGTGCAGAAAGCGGAGCAACAACCAGCACTGCAAATATCACTTTCGATGATGTTCTGGAACTGTTCTATTCTCTGAGAAGCCCGTATCGGAAGAAAGCTGTATGGGTACTGAACGATTCCACAGTAAAGGCACTTCGTAAGCTGAAGGACAGCACTGGCAATTACATCTGGAATCCGTCTGTACAGGCAGGCGTACCGGATACCATTCTGAATCGTCCGTACTACACTTCCAGCTATGTGCCGGAAATCAAGGCAGGTGCAAAGTGTCTTGCTTTCGGCGATTTCAGCTATTATTGGATCGGCGACCGTCAGGGACGCTCCTTTAAGCGGCTGAATGAGGTATTTGCAATGAATGGTCAGGTTGGATTCCTCGCATCTCAGCGTGTCGATGGCAGACTGATTCTGACCGAAGCCGTAAAGACGCTTGGCATGAAAGCGTAATCAGAGAAAGGGGTTGGAGTGGGTGGTAACTTTACAGGAAGTCAAGCAGTATCTGCGGATTGATTTTGAAGATGATGATACATTACTTCTCTCCCTTATTTCAACTGCAAAACAGCTGGTAATGGATGTGGGAAGAATGGACGAGGAACGCTTTTCAGAAAACGAAGATGTGGTACGAACAGCGATGCTCTACACAGTTTCTTATCTCTATGAAAACCGCAATACCGCAGACTTTTCCAAACTGACATTAACACTTCGTGCTATGCTGTTTGCACAGCGAGAGGATGTGATTTGATGGAAATTGGAACACTCAATCAGCGAATCACCTTTCTGGTGAATCGTGTCGTTACCGATGAAATCGGAAATCACACCGCTGTGTGGGACGAAGCCTTTTCCTGCTGGGCAAAAGTGACTTTGAAAGCTTCTGTGGAGCATACGGATGCTGGTGTGACCAAAGAAACACAAGCACTGGAATTCCTTATTCGGCAAAGTCGAAACTGGATGCCGTCTATAACAGGCAACCGAATCTTGTTTCGGGATGTCACATACAACATCACCAGTGTTACACCGGATTATCTGCACAAGGACTATCTGAAACTTACTGCAGAAGCCAGAAAGGCAGGACAGAATGACCAGTATTGACAATCTTGCAGCGGAAATCATGCAGGGCTTGCAGGAATATGCAGACCTTGCGGATACTGCCATGAAAAAGGCTGTCCGGAAAACCGCCACGCAAGTGAAAAACGAGATTTCCGCCAATGCTCCGAAGGACAAAGGAAAATATGCAAAAAGCTGGACAACGAAAAAGACTGGTGAAAACAGCCACTCTTTGGAGATGACAGTACATTCTAAAAACAGATATCAACTGGCACATCTTCTGGAAAAGGGGCATGCCAAGCGTGGCGGTGGTCGTGTATCCGGTAGACCGCATATTGCCCCTGCGGAAGAAAACGGTGTGCAGTTGTTGGAGCATTTGATCGAGGGGGCGTTGTCATGACCTACGAACAGATCGCAGAAATGATGGAAGAGATGGGACTACCTTTCGCCTACCATCATTTTGCCGAGGGTGAAAGTCCCGCACCGCCTTTTTTGCTGTTTCTCTCTCCCGGAGAGAGTCCATTTTCTGCAGATAATGTGGCATATTTCAGTTGCAAACAGCTGGACATTGAATTGTACACAGACAAAAAGCAGCCGGAATTGGAAGAACAGGTGGAGGCAGTGCTTGCCCAGCATGAAATTTATTATACAAAAACAGAAACATTCATTGATTCGGAAGAATTGTATGAAGTGCTCTATGAGATGGAGGTTTGATCTATATGGCAATGGAGAAAAACAAGGTAAAATTCGGTCTGAACAAAGTTCACTATGCAAAAATCACCTCTTATGATGAAGAAGGTGTGCCGACTTTTGCAAAGCCAGTTCGCATTCCCGGTGCAGTGTCGCTGTCTATCGATGCAGAAGGGGAAGCATCCAATTTTTACGCTGACGATGGTGTGTACTATGTGATCAACAATAACTCTGGTTACACCGGCGATCTTGAAATCGCACTGGTTCCGCTTGAGTTTGCGACAGACATTCTCGGTGAGAAGCTGGATGAAAAGGGCGTTCTCACGGAAACCAATACTGCAGAAGTATCGCAGTTTGCCCTGCTGTTTGAATTCAGCGGCGATAAGAATAAAATTCGGCACTGTCTGTTCTGCTGCTCTGCCTCTCGTCCGGCAACAGAATCCAGCACCATTGAGGACGAAAAGGAAGTTAAAACAGAAACGCTGTCTTTGACCGCAACGGCGTTGAACAGTGGTTTGGTAAAAACTAAAACCTGTGAGAAAACGGATGCTGAGGTTTATGAGAACTGGTACAAGGCGGTATATATGCCCAATCTGGCTGCCGCTGTACAGAGTGGTAAAGCATCCGCAGCATCTGTGAAAGCGTAAGGAGGGTGCAGTATGGCAATTCAGAAGAACATCACCATTCATGGCAAAACACGCCGATGCAGCCATTCCGGCTTCTCCGGATGAATGGCTGGAACAGTTCAACACGTTCAGCATTTACGAAATCCTGCCACAGCTGATTGACCTCTGGGGCTTGAATGTAGAAACACAGGTCAAGTCTAAAAAAAACATCGAAAAACTGACCGCCCGATGACAACGCCCCTGTTCCTTCTCCGATGTGTGCAGATCGGGCTGTCCCTCTCAGAGCTTGATCTGCTCACGATCGGAGTCGTGAATGATATGTTCACCGAAAAGGAAAATGACGAATATGATGGCTGGTCGGAGGTCGCTGGACAGGCGGATTTTGATGCGTTCTGATTGACAAATCACACCCTTTATTATATAATATACAAGGGGTGTATTTGTATGAATAATGTTGACTCTTTTAAAGAGTTCGTTTCAAATATTGATGGATATCCAACTGCTGAATCAGTTGTATTAGCCTATATAAGAGAACTTGATTACCCAGAAGTACATCCATTTTTAGAATATCCATATTCTAATAAAGGAATAACTCTATTTCTAATTATAATGCTAAAACTTTATGATATAGATGAGATCGTAATTAAAGAACTATTAAAAAAGTGTCGTGCAGTTGAAAATAATAGATTCAATTACGATCGGTTTAGGCAAGGTGTTAATGAGGTAATTGTTCTGTATTATTTTATAATCAGCATTTTTATTAATATAAAGAAAATACCTCCAATTTTCTCTCCTGAAATGGGGTATAGGGTGATCGACAATGATAAAATACCAGAGTATTAACCGTGGTGCCATAAGAAAACATGAAAAAACCCAGTAAAATCAATGTTTTTTAGGGCAGCGGAAAACGGGGCAGGTCAAAACAACTGAATAATCAGACAGAAACAGGGTGTTGTCAAGCATGACAGCGCCCTTTTCTGTTCCCCGGCCAAGCCGCAGATTTTGAAAAAAGTCTGCGGCTTTTCTTTTTGCCCAAAAGCAGAAAGGAGGCGACGGCCTATGTACTTCACTTCCGGCAGCGATCGGGCCTTTGAACAGCTCATGCAGGGCAAGCCCGGTTTTGACCACTACGACAGCGGCGAGGCGGTCACGCCGGAGGACTGCGGCACCTGCCGCTTTTATCGCCCGCACTGGAAATATCAATTCTGCGTCTATGCGGAATGTCCCTACCAGCCGGGCAAGCTGACCGCCTACGACGCGGTGACATTTCGAGTGAAAGGAGTTGAGAATATGGCAGTATTTCGTGTAGAGCGTAACAAGGGCTACACGGTGATGTCCAATCACCACCTGCGGAACAAGGACTTATCCCTGAAAGCCAAGGGCCTGTTATCGCAAATGCTCTCCCTGCCGGAAGATTGGGACTATACGCTGAAAGGTTTGTCCCTTATCAACCGGGAGCAGATCGACGCGATCCGGGCCGCAATCCGGGAGCTGGAACAGGCCGGGTACATCGTCCGATCCCGTGAGCGCGACAGCCAAGGGCGCTTGCGCGGCGCGGACTATGTGATCTATGAACAGCCCCAGCCTGTGCCGGATTCACCTACGTTGGAAAATCCAATGTTGGATAATCCAACGCAATTAAATAAAGATATATCAAGTAAAGAAAAATCAATTACTGATGTATCAATTACCGATCCCATTCCTATCCTTTCCCGACCCTCTCCTTTGGAGGACGAGGCGGCACAGCCGCCGGAACGGAAAGGAACGGAAGCGAAATCACAGAGCGCCATAGAGATTTATCGTCAAATCATCATGGACAACATTGAGTACGAACACCTTTGCCAGCACGTCAAGGGCATTGACCGGGAAACGCTGGACGAGATTGTGGACTTGCTGGTGGAAACCGTATGCAGCGCCCGCAAGACCATCCGCATTGCCGGGGACGATTACCCGGCAGAGCTGGTGAAATCCAAGTTTATGAAGCTGGACAGCTCTCACATCGAGTTTGTCTTTGACTGTTTGAGCAAGAACACTTCGGAAATCCGCAACATCAAGAAATACCTGCTGGCTATGCTGTTCAATGCGCCCAGCACGATCAACGGTTACTATGCCGCGCTGGTGGCCCATGACATGAACACCGGCAAAATCTGAAAGAAGGACGGCCCTATGAAACAGGGTGCATTGATTTTCGACGAGCGCAGCGACCGTTACGACATTCGCTTTGATCTGGCGGACTACTACGGCGGCCTGCACTGTGGGGAAACCTTTGATGTGATGGTGGGCGGCAGGTGGAAGCCCACCCGCATTGAGTACGGGGCCAACTGGTATCTGGTTGGCATCCGTGCCGACGATCTTTCCGGCCTGCGGGTGAGGATTTAATCGGGGACAACCGGCGCAAGCGGCTGTCCCTTTTCTGTTTCCTGCGGCGGCTGACGGTGCCACCTTAACCGTCCCGCCGCACTTCTGCGAAAGGAGGGATAGCGATTGCAGGAGGAAGTAACCCAAAAGACAATAGCCTTTTCCATCAAATCGGCCAAGCTGACAATCCAAGTGCTGCAAGCGGCGGCCCGCAAGTTTCTGGAAACCCAAAACAAGGGCAAGACCAAGCTGCACCACGGCCAGCAGAGCCTAAAGCAGCTCAAAAAGCACGGGGCGGCCCTGTCCAATATCGAGATCACCGACGCCAACATTGGACTGTTTAAGCCCTGCGCCAAGAAATACGGCGTGGACTTCACGCTGCGGAAAGACGCCACTACCCAGCCCCCGCACTACATCGTGATTTTCAAGGCCAAGGACGCCGACAACATGGAACAGGCGTTCAAGGAGTTCACGGCCAAGAAGTTGCAGCGGGAGGAACGGCCCTCGATCCGCAAGGACATTGCCGCAAGCAAGGAAAAGGCAGCAGCCCGCAACGCTGACCGGGCCAAGGAAAAATTCAAAGAAAGGGGGCTGTCACGATGAAGCCGGAAATGAAAAAACTGATAATCGCCAATCTGCCCTATCTGCTGTTTGTCTATCTGTTCGGCAAGCTGGGGCAGGCGTACCGGCTGGCGGAGGGCATCGACCTTTCCCAAAAGCTCCTGCACTTTGCGGATGGCTGCGCGGCGGCCTTTGAAAGTGCCGCCCCCAGCTTCCACCCCACTGACCTGCTGATCGGCGTCGCTGGTGCTGCGGCGCTGCGGCTTATGGTGTACTGCAAAGGCAAGAACGCCAAGAAATACCGCAAAGGCGTGGAATATGGCAGCGCCCGATGGAGTGCATAATTTTAAGTGTAAATGACACATACATGGACGCACAGGAGGTTATGCACATGACTGATTATAGCAAAATTACAGCCCTTTACTCCCGCCTTTCCGTGGGCGACG